GTGGGCCGCTGGCATGGTGCGACCATGATCCCCACAATGACTTTTGGTGTTTGGATTTTCGGGCTGATTGGATTGGCTGAGTACGTCACTGAAAACGCGCGCAAGCCGCTTATTTTCGTTTTGACATTCGCTTGCGTGATGTTCGTGGCTGCAATGATTTGTTAGGGAGTTACATGGAAAAGCATGAGTTACTTTGTTTGATGGCTTCGGTCATCTGTGTCGCAGATATGATGCCAAATGGACCTACAATGGAGTCTGGCGGAGTTCCAGGAACGTCCGCTCAGGAATCTAGAGCTGCTGTCGCCAACGACGCAGTGCTAATGGCTAAAGAGATTTTCAGGTTGGTGACTCTATGAGCGGTCGTCAACAGCGCGTCAAAGACTACATCCGAAAGGTTAAGACCGATCTCGTCGAAAAAGGAGAGTGGAAGACCTCCACTTCTGCTTGCTCGTTCTTGAACGGTGTCATCCTCTGCGATCACGTCCTAAACACCAATAGCTCGTCTGAGCCGCCTTTTCTAACCACCGAGAAGCATGAACGCACAGTCGCTTCTCCTCCGCCTCCTAGCCATCTTTAAAGCTTGGATTTGCATTATCCGTCCCCTAAAGGTAAACTTGACTGAGTTACAAACCTTTAGGGGACGTTATGGACAACGAAAGTTACAGTTATACTCGCAACATAAAGCTCGCGGCTTTTCTTCGTTTGAGAAGCATCCATCCTGACAATGTGCAGAAATTGGGACGCGGCAAAGCAATGTACGGCTACTCCAGATCATCCGTGACGCCAGACGCGTGGGATAAACTGAAGTCCGAATTCGATAAATCGGAATTCATCACCTACGCACAATGTCTCGACGCCATTCTTGATCTAGCATTCTGAGGTCAACGCAATGGCTATGAAAAAAGAAGAGAAGCTCTCTCCAAGAGAGGAACTTTTTATTTTACACTATCTCGAATCAAAAAACGCTACAGACGCTTGCGTAAAAGCCGGATACACAAAAAACAGACAAACAGCAGCAACGCTAGGATGGAGACTGTTAAGAAAAGATGACATTTGTCAAATCATTGACACAGCTCTGAACGAACAAATGAAGAAGCTAGGACTCGATCAGGCTTCATGGCTTGCAAACCTAATGGACTGCGCAAACACCACTAAGCGAGACAAACTGCGATCTGACGCGATAAAAATGTTAGGAGATCACTTTGGATTCTTTAACCCAAAACCAGCCTCTGACGCTGGAGCAGATCCAGAATCTAGACTTGGACGAGTTCAGTCGGCTGCTGATCGAGCTAGAAAAAAGTGATGCGTCTGCGGCTGACGATCTCATTTGGCTTCGTTGTCGCACGGACTTGGCTTTCTTCGCGGCTTACTTCTTTCCGCACTATTGTCGGTATGACTTCAATGAGTTTCATCGCGACGTTTTCGATGATTCTATTCTTGGCGAAAGAGCGGTTAGACGAGTACGCGCTGCACCTCGCGGCTATGCAAAATCGACGATTACTGCCCTTATCAAACCCATTCACGATGTATGTTATGGACTCGAAACTTTCATCGTCATTCTCTCAAATACTCAGGACCAAGCAGACGGAAAGCTTAAAGACATTCGGACCGAGATACTTACTAACGATCGCCTCATTGCTGTTTATGGATTGGCGTTTCCGAATAAAGCGCCTGGCTCAACGCAGTATGAAGTTCTTTGCGGAAAACGCTCGTGCAAATTTGAGGCGCATGGATCGAACGTCGAACTTCGAGGTATTAGATACGGAGCCAGTCGTCCGAGTAAGATCATCTCTGACGACTCAGAGCATTCTGAGGAAGTTAATAACGAAGAGATACGAACTAAGTATGAAGATTGGTATTTCCAAGTTGTAAGCAACATAGGCGACGAAAAGACCAACATCGAATTCATCGGTACGGTTCTGCATCGTGAGTCGCTGCTCATGAAGCTCCTGAAAAATCCAGCTTACGACGGGAAGCTCTACAAAGCAGTCATCTCCTGGTCATCTCGAGAAGATCTCTGGCAACAGTGGCGAGAGCTTTACACCAACTTGGATAACCTTAATCGGTTGGCTGACTCTGATCTGTTTTACAAGATCAACGAACAGAAGATGCTTGAAGGCACTCGAGTTCTTTGGCCTGAGAAGGAGCCTTACCTTTGGCTCATGAAGGAGATGGTAGAAAAGGGCAAGCGCAACTTCATGAAGGAGAAGCAGAACGAGCCGATCTCCAACAAAGATTCTCTTTTCGATAATATGCAGTGGTATCGCGAAGTCACTGAAGGCATTCAGATCGAAAAGACTGGCGTCATCATTCCATGGAATCATTTGACGCATAATGCAAACGGAGTTCTCGATCCAGCGACTGGACAAACCAAGGCTCGCAAAGGGAAGCTCGGCGACTACGCCTGTTTACTCACTGGATATCAGGACTCGAAAGGTCGCCTACTCGTCCACCACGACTGGACGAAGCGTGCGAAGCCATCCAAGCAGATCGAACAGATCTTTGAGCTTCAAGAGCAGTTCAATTACAATAGATTCGGGGTCGAAACCAATCTGTACCGTGAGATTTTACTGCCAAACATAGCTGCAGAGAAGACGCGCAGAGAAAAAGATCGCAAGGCTGCAAACATTCCAAATTACGGAATCAAAGTTTCTTTCTATGATATTGAACAGACCGAAGCGAAGGATAAGCGGATATTTTCCATTGAACCAAAGGTGAACAATGGAAATATTTTGTTCAGTAGATCGTTGTCGCAAGAATTTATTGGGATGATGGAAGCATATCCAACGCCAGGCCACCACGACGACGGTCCTGACGCTTTACATATGCTATGGAGTCTGGTCAATGGAGCGTACAGAGCGAAAGCAGTTGACCTTGATCCCATGGGTGGAAGATGAAATTTTGTCCGAAGTGTAAAACTGAAAAAAGCACGTCTGATTTTTATAAGTCTAAGCAAACGAAGAGTGGACTTATGGGTTGGTGTAAGGCTTGCCACATATCGGCCAGTTGTTTAATAGCCAAAACACCACGCGCTAGAATGAGATCAAAAAATAAATACGCATTGCTATCACCAGAAGAAAAGAGATTGCTCGCTCTGAAGGGTAGGGAAGCTAATAAGCGATACAGGATGTCGCCACACGGAAAAAAGAAGACTTCAGAACGAAAAAAATCAGACAGCGCAAAAGCACGCGAAAGGCAGTACCTTTTAAAAAGAGAGTACGGACTTTCAGTTGAAGAGTATAATCACATGTTTACGGTGCAGAATGGAAACTGCGCTATTTGTGGATGTAATCAGTCGGAATTGACAAGACACCTTGCTGTGGATCATAATCACGATACAGGTTTAGTCCGTGGTCTACTGTGCATTCCGTGCAATGTAGGAATCGGAAATCTTAAAGACGATGTTAAAAGACTTCAGTCTGCCATAGACTATTTAAATAAAGCCAATGCAGTCGATGTGGATGTGATGGGAGGCCGGTAGTGAACTTTAAGCTACGCATATTCAAACGAGGTCTTGCAGCAAAGAAGCAGGTCAAAGGTAAAACGCTCGCTAAGCAGTACACCAAACCAGGGAAAACACCTTATCAGCGAGTTCCGAAGAAGCTAAAATGACGCCTTGGATCGTCGAAGTGCAGAAAGCTGTGGATTATTACGCTCCTAAGATCGAATGTCATGGTCTCGGCCATGCTTCATATCGATGTGGACACTGCATGAAGGGTTACTTTAAAGTAAAAGGACTGAACGATCACGATGAAAAATGTACGCAATGCGGCTATACTGTTTCAGTACGACGCAGAGATGACTATCGGGGGATTTAATGCCTGGACAAATTAGCAGATTCGTAAACTATTTTTCACGCTCTGCCGTCCGCGCCAGGAATAATCTCGGTGTCGTCCTTGGATCTGAACGTGAAGGAATTCGCAAAACACGCAACAAACATCTCGAAGTCTATGACGCCTATTACGAAGGATCTCAATACGACAAGCTCCCAAAATGGGACGACTCCCACGACAAAAGCGGCGAATTTATTCCCGTTCGCAAGCGTCAGCCCAGAATTATTTACAATTTCGCCAAAGTTCTATGTGATCGCGTGTCTGCAAAGATGGTTGGTCAAGACACGTTTCCGAAGCTGAAGGTCGAAGACGATCCTGACACGAGCGAGTTCATTCGCATGATCGTGAAGGCTTCAAAGATCAGATCAAAAGTGATGGATGCGATCAAGCTCATGTGCCTGAGTGGATCGAGCTTCCTTCGGTACTATTTGGTTGATGGATCGATCGTGCTAGAAACTTTTCACGCCAATTACTGCTATCCAGTGTTTAAGCCAAACGGAAAGCTCCAGTCACTCACGATCAAGTACGTTTTCGACGACCAGGCTGATCTTGATCCAAACGGTAATCCGAAAAAGAAGTGGTACAAACTGGAGTTGACCGAGAATTCTGATATTTTGTACGACACTCCAGATTACCAGTTTGAGAGCAATCCTACTTTTAACGTAGTCGGCCAGTCCGATCACAATCTTGGATTTGTGCAGGGCGAGTGGTTTCGGACATCGGTAGACAAGTTTTCTCCAGACGGAAACTCACTGATCGCT